ACATCAGCTCCAGCGAAATCTAAACCTCTCGCGCACTTTTTGGGGCATAGTTCCTGACCGACGGTTGCCACCGATGCAACGGCAATAGGCAGTGCAGCCGTCGGTTTTTAAAAGTGAATACGAAAAGAAATCAAAACCAAGTCAAACTGAATAGCATGAGTCTTCAGACAGACGCGATTTTCATCAAGGCATTGCGGTCGAACGAAGTGCTAACCGCCAAACTAAAAGGCCGCATTTACGACACCGCCATACCTTTGCCGGACGAGGAAGCGGAAAACGTACCAATTCCATACGTTATAGTTACCTACGACGGCATGGCAAACGACACCAGCACCAAGGACGACGCTTACGAGAGCGACAGCGACAACGTAAACATCGGCGTGCTGGTAATCGCCGAGACATTGGACGAGCTCCACCCGTTGACAGCCATGATTCGCGACACCATCCACGACTACTTTGTGGGCCACGTGGATGAAGACGACGAGGTGCCCGTGGATTACAACTTCACGGCTCAGGGCATAACGTATGACTCGATGAAACCGTGCTTCTGGCAGAAACTCAGCTATCAGTGCGACACAAATAGATAAAACGATATGAAAGGTCAGAACTTACGAATCATGATTAACGGAAAATGTGTTGCATTTTCCACTTCATGTCAATACCACCTATCTGCAAATTTAGAGGACAGTTCGTCGAAAGACAACACAGACGATTTTCAGAAGCAGCAGGTTGTTGGTCTGGCTGGCGACATCAGTTGCGATGCACTCTATTCCGTCGAGAGTGATGCGACAGGTGTCAACGGAACCGATGCGCTCGAACTGATATTGGCTGGGGCAGAGGTTGACGTGACATTTACGCCGACTTCAGGCGATAAGAACCGTAGCGCAACCGGAACGGCTTATTCATGCAAGGCCCTGGTTAACGATATTAGCATCAATGCTCCAAACCGCCAGAATGTGACCTACAGCATTCAGATGCAAATGAACTCCAAACCAACAACGGGCACCGTATCAAGCTCAGATATCTAAACTCCACGCCCGAACCATTGTCTCAATTTCGAGGCATGGCAAGGGCGTTTTAAAGAACAAAGGAACTATGACAGAAAAGATTATCACCATCAACGGGCAGCAAGTCATCATGTGCTACTGCGCTGCCACCGAAAACGGATATGAGCAAATATCCGAGAAGTCAATTTCAGTATTTGTTCCGACGTTTGGCAAAGACGAAGAAGGCAATACAGTCGTCACGGAACCTGCAAAAGCAACCATTGGCGACTTCGTGGCACTGGGTATCGCTGCCATCGTTGCAGCATACGCCAAGCGCAAGCAACAGGCACCCGTCACGCCAGAATATATCTTGTATGAAGCCACGCCGGAAGAGCGCAACGAATTACTTGAAGCAATCGTTGAACTTCGCACGGAATGGTATTCATTGAACAAGGTCGTTGAAGATCAAATAAATCGTGAGTCCAATGGTAATGGCCACGAGGAGGAACCGGCAAAAAACTGACTTCCGCCCACGACCGCTACCAGTATCTCGTGGGCGAAATTGGAATCAATCGTCGCGAATATCTCTATGAACTCGACTACGTTGACATCTTACTCATCATTCGCGGCTACCAACGGCGACAGCATTCAAGCTGGGAGCAAGCCCGCCTGATAGCCTACAACGCCCGCTTCTGCATGGGTGCTAAGAACCCGCCGACACCGTTGGAATGGCTACCGTTCCCGTGGGAACAAGAACCACTGCCGACTGATGACGAAATCAACGAACTCCGAGAACTCATCAAGCAGGAACAGCAATAAAGCAGCGAGCCACAACGCTCACTGCTTTTTCTTTTCTTCATCTTTTTGCGCTTCGTCTTTGGTATTACCACTTACTTCGTTTCTTGGGTATTACCACCTTGATTCGTTCCTTACTCCGTTCATTCCTTTATTTTCTTACTTCGTTCTTTGCGTTGCGATTCCATCGCAATATCCTCGTCAAGTGTACCTTGCGGTTTTGCTGCAAGGACCTTATCAAACTGCGAATAAACATCCGTCGCCATCAGTTTCGCATATCTCTGCGTCTGTGTAATCTTCCTGTGCCCCAGCATCTTGCTAACATGCTCAATAGGCACCCCATTCCTCAGCATCCACGTCGCAAAAGTATGCCGACCAACATGTGTCGTCAGCTTCTTAGTAATACCGGTAACATTCGCAATCGTCTTCAGGTTCGCGTTGCACGTCTGATCCGCAACCCTCGGCAAACGCCCACCATACTTCTGCGCAATCTCCAGAGCCTTTGGCAGCACCCTGATATAGAACCACACTCCAGTCTTCACGCGAGGAGCCGAATACGTCAGCCTATCGCCGTCCTGTTGGCACTTATCCAATGAGAAAGCCATCGCGTCGCTGTAAGCCATCCCCGTATAGCATTGGAAAACGAAAACATCCCGAACCGTCGCCAACATTGAATCATTAATCGTCAGCACCTCAATCTTCGCCCGTTCCGCATCCGTCAAAAACTCCACCGTCTCTTTGTCGCCACGCTTAATCTCGCCCTTCATTCTGTCATAAGGGTTTGCAGTAATCAGCCCAAACTTTAGCGCACGCGCCAGCAGAGCCTTAATGTCCTTATGGTAGTTTCTCACCGTCGCCTGGCTGATATACTCCACCTGCTTTCCCGCCTTCACCTCCGCATCCGTCTGGTGCTTTTTAATCCGATGCAGGTAAGCATCAAACCGATGAATATTCTCCACCGTCAACTCCGACCATTTCCGCATAATACCACTCTCAATCAAAGCAGCCACTGACACCTTATAATGATTCCTGGTACCATGAGCCACGTCCAACTTCTCAATCTCTCCTTGCATCCACACCGTCATATCTTCAACATCCTGAACTATTGCCAGCACGTCACCATTGTATATCTTCCGCTTTATGCGCTTATCCGGAGACCGCACCAACCGCCTGACTTCATTAAAGTCAATATCAAGCTCCGTTTCATTCTTCAAGTGCTCATTGATGATACCATCCACCCGCTTCAGCATAATCGACACTCGTTCGTTCAACGTATCTTCGTCCTGCCTATTGCACACATGGTCAAACTTCCATTCACGCGGGCGCACATGCACGCCAGTATTAATATAGTACGCACGCCTATTGACCGTCACACGCACTTCAATCGGGGACGTCCCGTCCTTCCCGAGTCGCCCTCTATGGTTATATATAATTGCCGTCTTTATCATAGTTGTATACTTTTACCGTAAATAATTGTTTTATATCCCATTATTGTCACTTGGGGAAACATCGGGGAAACAATGGGGAAACAACCGCCAAATAAAACGGAATAAAACGGAAAAACACCGCTTTCGACATTCCCCATCAAAATCCACAAAATTCCCCTAAACACAAGCACCACCGCGTTTTCACGGTGGTGATCTACCCTTTTCTCCGTGATTCCGTCGGGACTTGAAATAGATCGGTGAAACACGTCTATTTATTGATATTCCCATCGTTTTGAAATTTTGTTTGGGGAAACGCTTGGCGAGATTTCCTCACTTTCTCAATGAACTCGGGGTGGAGTTCCGGGAGAACATCGAGGAAAAGGAGGTTATCGTCATATAGAGGAATCTTCTTTGTCATAGGTTGTTATTTTATGTTAGTTCGTTGTTTGTTGTCTTCAGCTGCGCCAACAGGGAAAGGATAGCGGTCAATATCCGCATTCTGATATTGGTCAAGTTGACGACGGAGGTCGATATTATGTGCTTTCAGTTCAGCGATACGCTCGTCTTTTTCAGCGAGTTGTGCTCGCAGGCTTTCAATAATAACATCTTTGTCTTCCAGTCTTTTCTGATAGGCTTCGATGGTTTCATCTTTAGAAGCGAGCGCAGCGTTCAGAAGGCTGGCATATTCTGGGATTGCCGTTTGTCTATTCTTTTGTGCATTCTGATAGTCTTTGATGAGCATGTATGGAGAATCGCCTTGGAACCACTGTGGGTTGTAGCGGTCATCGAAAGCGGAATTGAGTTTGCGGAATGTCTCAATATCAACTTCTTTCACCTCGTTTCGTTTGATGCGTGTGAAGGTGTTTTGCGATATGCCGGACATCTCTGCCAGCTGCTTGAATGTCTTGATGCCATCTCGTTCGAAGATGTCATTGAGCATTTCCCTGAATCTTTCCTTTGTTTTATCCATAAATCAACACAAATACACTCGTTTTTGTTAAATCGTCT